TACCACGTTCTATCTTAAACCGGGTACGTGGACAATGAACGCAAATGTAACCATACCCTCTACTATAGCTATCCATTGTCCTATAGGGGTAAATATTGTAACCACAGGATACACATTTAACTCTGCGGGTCCGGTGGATGCAGGATCATATCAAATATTCAGCGGATCTGGGACAATAACCTTAACCAAATATCCACAGGAGGAAGCATGGATAGGTAGTGCGGAAAAGATAAATATGACCAATTTGGGGGTATCCGGTACGGCGACCATCGAAATAGCAAATATAACAACAGTAGATAGCACAAATAATCCTACAGTGGGGGGTGATCAATTACTGCCCGTAGGTATAGAGATGATGTGGCCATCCGAAACGCCACCTGCTAGATGGTTAGAAGAAGACGGATCTGCTATTAACATGACCACATATGAATCATTGTATAACGTTTTAGGTAGTATGTATGGATTAAACACTGGTGTGGCATTTACTGCAGATAATACTACAGACACATTTACGTCTGCCTCACACGGATTGGCTAATGGATCAATACTAGAGGTTAGAAACTCGGGTGGGTCCTTACCTGTTGGACTATCAGTACCCACTAAGTACTTTGTGGTAGGCACTACCACTGACACATTTCAGCTATCCACTTCTCTAGGGGGGCCTGCAGTCAATGTAACCACGGATGGGACAGGCACCCACAGTTTTCACAATCAGTTTAGGATACCTGATTCAAGAGGTAGATTTATAAGAATATGGGCGCATGGTTCTACCAATGATCCTGATAGGGCAAGTCGTACTGCTCCGACAGCAACGGGAGCAACGATATCAGCAGGTGACCATGTAGGGGCAGAACAGGAGGGGCAGTACACAGCGCATGATCATGGTAGTGCGGGAGTACACAGCCACACTACTACAATGTCCAGTGGTTCCGGGGGTTCTGTGTTTGCTACATATGGGAATGTTTATTCCGGCGATTACTTAATAACATCTGCTATTCATCCACCTACTTCCGATGCAGGTTCGCATACTCACAGTTCTAATGGGGGAAATGAAACTAGACCCATCAATACCTACCGTATGATGATAATTAAGGCCTATTAAGGAGGACGAGTCATGGATATATACAGTTTTCACCCCACAACAAATGAGTACCTGGGTACTTATACTGCCAGAATGGACTCACTGGAGTCATCTAAAGTAGGAAAACCAGTATATATGATGCCCAGCTATACAACCCTGGATCCCGTACCTATAGTGGGAGCGGGGGAGGTGGCTGTAAGAGTAGGCGTATTACCTGAAACCCCTCAGGGTACTGTGTGGGAGATAAAGAAGGATCATAGAGGTAAAACAGTGTACCATAAGTCTACCACGCAGCCGTTTACAGTGGTAGATATAGGAGATGTTCCAGACACCTATACAGAACTTGTACCATGTGAACACCCTAAGTGGGATGGTGAAAAGTGGGCAGTAGATGTGGGTACCCTAGATATAAAGTCTATAGCACTGATGAGAACCTGGATAGTGAAACAGGGGACGGCTCCGGAGGAGTTAATAAAAATTGAGGCATCCGCACTGAAGCAAAAAGAAGTGGAGATAATAGAAACATTGGTAAGGACATAATGGAATAGGAGAGGGGTATCACCCCTCTCCATTTGTTCTACTCCGCCTTAAACTGTAGAGTTACATATGGTGTCTTTTTTGTTACTTCCTCGATAATATTGGGTACGTCGGAGGCGGGGAGATACTTAACCAGTACTTTGCGCAGGGCATCAGCACTAATAGACATATTACACCCTTCCACCAAAGTAAACGTTCCTACCCCCGGTACTTTTGCCTTTTTTACTCCACGTGCTAATAACCATGGTGACCCTACTTCCTTTACCCTGTCATCATATTCTTTTGCTTTTTTGGATATCCCGGACATACCCCCCTTTACCACAAACAAGGTGGCCAGTTCATGCCTGTCTTCATCACTAAGGTCTACTATATCCTTACCTTTGTCTCCTCCATATACTTCCATCAGTAGCTCTATCTGAGCAACATCCCCTACTACAGGAACTGTAAGGTCCATACTGTGCATGAGATCCTGATCCACCATCGCCGCCTTTACCACTTCTTTTTTACTTTTTGCCATCCCTATTTCCTCCTTTTATTTTTATTTGCTGTTATTGTCATTACCCCGTCCGTCTCTACCATAACCACGGTATACCGGGCATCTGTAATTAAATCACCCACCAGTATTACGTCTGGTCTGAATGAGATGAATGGAGGCAAATTGGTGTGTCGTACTATAACTGATTCCTCTACATCTATTCTGCGTGTTCCCAATCTACTTTCCTCCTTGATAGTTGTCTTTGTGTGGGCAAACGCCACCATTTATCATTCTTCCGCAGTTGCAGTTAAAACAGAGTACCCTAAGATGGGTGGGGTATCCTGTATCCCGTAGCCATCGGTAGTAATAGGATCCACTAGATGACATTGTTTTCTTTACCTTCTCCCTATCCTTTCTACCACCCCCTTCAAGGTGGTCTAATGTGAGAAACCGTATATCTGTCTCTCCACAACATTCACATTTGCCCCCATAATGATTAAGTACTTCCTCCTTCAACCTTCGGTTAGACTCGCGCTGTCGAAGATTGTGTAGTTCTTTTATACCTGGTAGGGTATGCCTATGTTTAGTCCTGTCAGAAGAGCACTTTCGGCACGTATGAGAAAAGTGCACTTTTCCACTTTTCCTATCAGTATGTTCCCTAAATTGTGTACTATTTAGAGGTTTATCCATTTCACATACTTTACATGTTCTTACTTCTTCCATTTTTTCATTCCCTCCCAACTTTTACCCACTTTGCTATCTACCCTAAGGGGTACGTCTAGTGCTACACAGTTCTCCATCACATCCTGTATAATAGGGACAACAACTGGTATCATATCATCCAATATAAGGAAGATTAGGTCGTCATGAATCTGAAGAAGTGGAGATATAATGTTGCTACCAAATGATTTATATATAGGGGTTAACTGGACCATAGCTTCTTTAATAACCCCCTGTGCGCCTTGCTGTATGGGAGCATTAACAGACTGACGTATACCGGCCTCTCTTATACTGCGGTGTACACTCATCACTTCCGGACTAAGGCGCACACGACCAAACATATCACGTACCATACCAGTTCTTCTAGCTTCTGCAGTACGTTCATGTACGTAGTCCTTTACCCCTCGGTACAGGTTAAACCAGTCATCTATTACCTTTTGACACATAGCCTCAGTCCAGCCTTCCGCACCCCCCACCTGAAATTCCTGTAATAACTTACCTGCACTGATTAGATTAAGCACCCCAAATCCAACTCTCTTAGCAGGGTAACGATGTTTCATCTCGTCTACTTCCTCTACCGGTATACGGAACATCCCCGCCGCAGTTGCAGTATGGAGATCTACCCCTGTTCTAAACACTTCTATCATTTTCGGGTCTTGGGAAATATGGGCTATTATTCTCATTTCTACCTGAGAGTAATCATTACTAACAAAACTGTATCCATCAGGGGCAATAAATCCCCCTCTTATTCTTCTGCCGTCTTCTGTTCTGGTAGGAACAGCCATAAGGTTCGGTGAACTAGATGATAGCCTCCCAGTAACCACACGAGTAATGCGCAGAGTAGTATGTACTCTGTTATTTTCATCATGCTTCTCCAACAATACATTAATGAAGCTGTCAACTAATTTAGCCAATGCCCTATACCGCATCAGAAGAGGTATTACGGGGTGTTTATCCCTTAACATCTCCATAGCTTTCAGATCAGTCATTTTTTTCCTCACTACAACTTCTTTCCCCTTTACCCATATCCGTTTAGCACGTACAAGGTTAAGTTTTTCTAACAAACCTAGTACCTGTGGGTCACTTCCAGGGTGCATATCCCCTACCATATTACAAATAGAAGCAGTTACTTCCTCCATCTCCTTAGTAAACACCTCTCGCAATTTGATGAAGTATGGAGGATAAATAGGCATTCCAGCCTGTTGCATGTCTTGTACCATGGGCACTACCCCATTATCTCTTTCCAACACCTCCTGTAATCCCAGGGTGTCAATCTTGTCCTTTAGTACTGGATAAATAAAGTAAGTAGCCCATGGATCTGTAGCAGCATACTGCATAGCTACATCATGATCCACGTCCTTTAGATAGGCACGGTGCATTACCCCAAATCGCTTTTCTACCATGCCTCTACCCGCTTCCACACCCATCTTATACCAGCGATCATATATATCTATCTCCTTTCCTGCTGCCAGATCGCTCAGTATGCGTTTAACCTTTTGATTTACCCCCTGCGGTTGTTTCACTTTCACTACTCCAGCCTTGATTTCCAATATAGGATCTGGTTTAGGCCAATCCACACCTACAGCCTGAACTATGTAATCCAGTGCCATTTCCTGAGTACGGGGGTCCACTATGTCAGTATACTCATCCATTTTTACGTTTAAGTGGCGAAACGTAAGTGGTTTCAAACCCTGAGGTTCAGTCTGTAAAAGATAAGCCATGATCATTGTATCAGTAAAACGAGCAGGATGTACACCCATTATATCCAATACTTTTAGGTCAAATAAACTATTATGTATAATACACAATACAGTAGGACGGGCTACCCACTCCGCAAACTGTTGTAATGATTGGGCATTGTCCCACATTATGATGTGTCCCTGATCTCCGCAGCAGAATTGCAAGCACCATGGGGTATCACGATCATCCTGTGTTTCCGTATCAATAGCCACCAGATCAGAGAGGTAGGGGGAGGGATCCTCACCCTTCTCAATTAGGTGATACGGGGGTGGGGTAACGGTTTTACCCACCTCCCGTATCTCCAGTTTGCCCATCATGGTATCCTTTACTGCTATGAAATCCGCCATGATGTTGGACATATTAACTGTGTCATGTAGACCTGCAGCAGGGTGGTAAACCGGAATAATGATGCGGTTACCCACTCTGTGCGGTATACCGTGTACTGCCTCCATATTTACATTACCTAGAAAAAACTGGGTAGCGTGTCTCCCCACAGTAGCAATAAAGCGCGGATTGACATGCTCCAACTCCTGCAGCAGTATAGAGGAACAGGCACGGATTTCACCCTGCGTAGGATCCCTGTTGTCTGGAGGTCTACACTTGACCAAGTTGGTTAAGTAACACCGATCTCGCGGTATACCCACTCGGATAAGATAGTTGGTAAGTTCCTGTCCTGCCCTACCCATAAAAAACTTATACACTTTGATCTCGGCCTCTCCGGGAGCCTCCCCTACTATAGCCAGTATAGCAGGGGGGACAACAGGATAGGTAGGCTGTAGGGCATATCCGGAGAAATCAGCGCAACATTTGCCCGGACAGACGTAAATGGGTGAATACATGGGCCTACTCTTTCTTGTGATAACTATGTAGATACGGGGACGAATTAGGGTTTATGGATAACAGCAGCATGTTAGTACTTACCACATTGTACCATTTTCTCCATGTCACATGAGAATTAGTCACTCCTGCGCCGTCTGTCTGTGCCCTGTATTCGTGAATTTCTCCACTCAGTAGTCCTAGCGGTATATACACCCACCACGGAATAAGGCAGAAGGACAGCTTATCTGCATAGTACAGCCTGGATACTTTAACTGCTTCCCCCATAAAAGAATACTGCTGCACTAAATGGCGTGAGTGAAACATGCACAAGGTGGAGTAGTTATAGTTACTGGTGTAATCCCAACCACGGTTAAACACCCACATGGCTGCCCACATCGGGTGCTGACTACCCTCTACCCCATCCATGTCTTTACACCCCCAGTAGCCCCAGTCATGTATAATAATGCACAGGAGTTCTTTCCAATTTGGCCATTTACTGTATAACCTGTGCCATGCCAGCACTACTGTGAAAGGGTGAAGGACAAACTGATGCGCCCCAAATAGTAAGGACTTAGTGCCTACTTTCACTTTAACCTCCCGTCTGATGCAACAGTACACTCCGTTGCTCCTGCCTGTGAAGATGTTGTGCAATTAGGTCTGGAATAGAGAATGCTGTACAACTCAACCTGTGTATCCCTGTTTTTCTCCCACGCCATCATCAGTCTTATCATAGCATGGGACAAGTGATCTTCCTTATCATCCA